ATCAGTAATGTCAGTAACTGTATAATTCATGTCAATTTTTGTTGATGCACCACTTCTTGTAAGAATATCAATTCTATTAGCAGTTGTTGAGTACCTTATTCTTAATGTTTCATCGTTAGTTCCATTACTAATTGATATTGTCCTAAAATCACTATCTAAACTAATTAAAGATGCAGTTTCAAGATATAAAACACCTTCTGAATCGTTAAACATTGTTGAATCACCCGAACCACTTGCGACTTCTGTATCTCTTGTTACTGTACTTCCGCTCGTTGGTATATACGATGTAGGGAATGTTCTTGTACTTATTTCCGACTGATTGCCCCAAATAAACAAACTTGCTACACCATCTCTATCGCATTGAACACTTCCATCAGCGTTGCAAACGTGGATTTTAACATTACCTCTCCTATCAACAGGTTGTTCTTCTAAAGTAACACTACATCTATACCAACCATCTCCATAATCTTCAATACTACTATTCTCAAATGTCGCAGTAGTTGTTCCAATTGTACCATTTGTTAAGTTGAAATATATCTCTCCATTCATTGTATCATAGCCAAGAAAGTCAAATGCTAAAATATCTTTTGTGTCTTTTTTGGCGAAAACAGAAAGTGTACTATTAAGGGTGAAATCTAAATCTACATTAAAGTAATTAATATTAACAGGCCCCGTTCCACCTATATCTGCTGATGTTATTTTTGTTGCATTAGCGGTTCCATCGGGACTATTTATTGTCGGTGTAGACAAGGTTGCGTTTGTTAAACTTGCATCACCACTTGTTGAATTAAAAAGTCTTCCTTGTGTGAAATCACTTGAATAGGTTGAGAAGTTTGTTGATGATGCTTCCATTAACCAATGTCCTACACCTCCTTGATAATCTATTCTCGGAATGTCTAATCCTACTGACTCTATATTTCCATCACTTGCATTTCGTGTTTGTGTAGCCGATGTTCCTCTGTCGAAATATAAATCGCCTGATGTAACTTGTTTTACCGAAACATTGTCTATTGAAAATAGTGGAGTCCCTAAAGAACCTGCGTTTCTAAACACAAGATAGTTGCTTGATGAATCTGTGACTCTATGTTTAAAACTATATGTACCTACTGAATTAACATTATCAACAACTAAACTGTCATCTTCACCATTATCACCAAGATACACCTTGAATCCTCCCGATGTAAAATCTGTTACCTCGAACTCAACTTGATAATTATTTCCATTGCTAATTGATAAACTTGGTGTTCTTAATGTTGCTGAACCTCCACCTCCATCTGATGTAGCTTTGCCATCTGCAATAGACCAACCTCCAAATTTAACCCAATCAGAATCAGTTGCAAAATCTCCATTAGTAATTAATTCTGTATCTGAAACTTCATCATTTGGTTTTACCGCATTTATACTTCCTACATTATATCCTGCGGGAACGTGGATTATACTTGCTTTTTCTAATAGATTACTCATTACGATGTGCAGTTTTCAAATTCTTCTAAAATTGCATTTGCACCACTTGCATTCTCATAATATGTAGAACGACCTTCAAGTGCAGACAATAGACCACTAATAGTTGAACTAAAATCTACATAAACTTTACCCCAATTTATAGTGTTGCTTGTCACTCCCACTCCCCAATGGGTTGTGTCGTATATCTTTCCCCAATTTATTGTGTTTGCCATTTAAGTATTCTTTTAATTTTACTATATTTTTATTTTTAGGCTTGTACTGCCTTTGTTCGTCTATTAAAGTACCCATCCACTTAAATTTACATCTCTTTGAGGATATAACCCCTCATCTTGATTAGTAATAAATTCAGGGAATAAATTACTATTAAAGTTCATATAATCTATGAATCTCTCTGTGTAAAACTGTGCGGTATCTTTAGCCTTGTTTACTAACATATTTATTTCTGACTGCTCAACAGAAGTAGAATTTTCACTATTATGTTTAAATATGCCTCCGTTAGATATTTGATACGCTGCAAATGGAATGTATTCAGCTTGTGAATACCACACAAGCATAGGCTTAATATAGGTGTTTACTAAGGTCAGATAATTACCTGTTAAATCATTTGCAATAATATCAGCTTGTATTTTCTCATAAAGTTTAGTACCCAACTGTTGTTGTATGTATGTGTCTTGTGCAACCTCAACAAACTGAATTATCTTGTCTGTATCTAAGTTTCCATCTATAATAGACTTTCTCTTTAATTCATCCGAAGTTATAAATAACGCTTTCATTCTCTACCTTTGTTTTTTGTAACGACCTTTATCTGCTCTATTCCAATTAGCTTCTGAGGATTCTTTTGGGTTATTTGGCTTTTGGAATCCCTGTGATTCTGCCTTAGAAATATCTGTTAAAGAATCATTAGATACCTTTTTCTTATATACCCTGCGTTCCCAAATATGTTTACAATTTACACCTCCTTGCCATTTAAATAAACTATAATTTCTTCTTTTGTGTCCGTGACTTTTATTCATCCCTCTAAAGGACATCATATTTATATCCTCTAATCTAAAGACTATATTTTTTGATGTTAGAGATATCATCTTTTTGCAGAATATCCTGCTATTCTTAGACTCAACGACCTCCTTATAGGAGTATCTAACCTTATAACCTGCGTTGTCTTGGAAAGATTCTTTACTTGGATTAGCATCGTCAGCAGTTGGTTGAGAAAGTTTAGTTACATCAAAATCTTCTTTCCCATCTACAACATCTTCTTTATACACTAATTCCCAATCATCAGATATTACTTCTCCTAATTCTTCTAATTGACTGTATAAATTATCAAAATCCTCGTCTGTTAGGTTTTCTTTCTCGGAGGATAGTTTTTCCCCCGTTTCTTCTTCTCTCTTAATCTTAGTAGAAACGTTATCTAATTCTGTAAATTCTATCGGTTGTAACGTTACAAAGTACAGATTCAAGTTGATTCCGTTATAAGCTAATAATTCATTAAAAGAATCAATAAGTAAGTTTTGGAATGGTCTAATAACAATGTTATCCATTAAGATACTTGCAGTCCTTAATTCTTCTGCATTGTTACCAAACCCTGTGTTGTCTTTAATACCTAATAATATTGGGGAAACAACTCCGTGACCGATCATAATCTTCTCTCTACTTTCAGTAGCTAAAAATTCATACTGTGCGTGTGCATCGGGAAGGTGTATAGGGTCAATATTAGCTTGGTTTTCTACATCTTCATTGAAAGATAATATAAACTTACCCGAATTGCTTGTGCCTCCAAATTTGTCCTGTATCTTGCGTTCTAACATATACTGAACTTCTTCATTTGGAATACCATTATTGAAGTTGATAAGCAAACTTGGTTGAAGTCCGTTCTGAATGTTGTTTATGTGATAATTAGATACTTCTTCTTCTAATGAACAATACTGCAAACATCCTTGATAGTCAACAGGAGTATAGTAGTAAAAGCCACTTCTGTATGGCTTTACAACGTATATCTCATTCAATTGTGACTTAGTCCCATTTCCAAAAGAAGGAATCCTTTTTGGGGTGTCTTTGTTTGTCAATTTATCCCAATCGTGATAATAGTAGTATGCTCTAACCTTTCCATCCTTAGCCTTCTCTGCTCTTAGCGTTTCCATTGGAAAGTGCAATATGCTTGTTATCTTACTTTTATCATCATTATATATGACTTGAAGTGAAGCCATACCAAGTAGCTTCAAGTCGTTGACTATTCTCTTTACATCTTTAGGCTTTAGAAGTAGTTGCATTTGAGCAAAATCATCAGGATTCTCATTAGAATCAGTTGCGTTTAAACCACGACCATAAATCATATCTACGATACCATTTATACACCTTGAATTAGTTGCACTTCCTAAATACCTTTCTATTAATTCTTGGAAATAACAATTATCATCGCCATATTCAACCCATTGTTCTTTAGTGTTCTCGTTAACTTTGGGTATTTCATAACCCGACAAATTAACTATCCTTAATTGATGTTTATTGTTATCTTCCATTATACTAATATGTATTTTTGAGTACTTGAATCAGTACCTACAAACTCATTGTATTTATTACTATTAAGTGTGTGAGGAACAGTATTAGATGTCTGAGAAGTACAATATATCTTATCTCTATATAACAAGGTACTACCTTGCTTTACTTCAATAGAATAAGTATTCTCAGCAGTAAGTATATCTATGGATATAGACATATTAATGAAATTGCCAGAAATAGATGTTGACAAATCATTTATAGTCTGTGTTTTCCTTGTTCCATCTTCAACCACAACTAAAGATATGTCAGATGCAACCACATAACTTCTTGGTATGAAATTAATGGTTTGTGCATTTGTAGTTGGTAGTAACTTAATCATACTAATATAACTTGATATATTGATTTTGTTCCATAAAAAAAGGAGGCTAATGCCTCCCTCTTTTTTTTGATTATTATTAGATTAACTTAAATCAAGAGTAACGGTTGATGAGTCATTAAACGTAAGTGTAGTACTCACTTCACTCGTTACAACAACAAAGTTTGCGGGTTTCTTCTCCATACCTTGAAGTGTCAAAGTATATCCGCTTAAATCTCCCATAGCAGCACCTGTGACAATAGTACCTCCATTCACATCCATTCCGTGTTCTAACCCTGTAACAAAGTAATTGCCATTATAATCTTTAATTAGAACTTGCGGTCTACCCGAAGCAATTAATCTTACTTCTTTATGGTCTTTTTGAGTCAATCCTGTTAAGGTTAAATTCAATACTTGGTCATAGAATACAGTTCCATTCTCTCTTGAAGCATTAACTGTTTGTTCTAAAGAACTATTTCCTTTAACTGCATATTTATATCCTGTTGTCCCGCCAGCGAATCCGATTATGCTATCTTCTTCCCCATCTACTGAACTCTGAACCGCAGCACTTAAATCCCCATAGTCAAATAAGTAAACTGCCTCTATACCTCCTACTGAATCTTTACAAGGTACTTCTCTACCTTTGTTTAATGTACAACTCATATTATTTTGTTTTATTAAAAAAAAGGTGGGCAGAACCCACCCTTTTCTTATGGTTAATTAATTATCCTTATGCGGTGTAATATACAATCTCGCTTCCGATTCCGTATTGGATTCCTGCGGTCATACGCATTACAATTCTTACATTCTGCGAACCATCAATGTCAGCCATGTCAATGACTTTCACTTCGTTTTGGTCACGTAGTAATCCTGTTCCGAATAATAGATTCGACTTCTGTGCAGCAACCATCTTGTTATCCCCAAGACCATTTGCTAAGAAAATGTTAATCCCATCAAACTTTAAGTTTCCACCATTGTACCAAAGAGTCCCTCTGTTGTCAACACCGTTTGCACCTGCATTGCTTGTGATACTCCCGAATCCACCTAACGCACGAACATAAGCGTAGAATACGTTAGAAGATACATAAATGGTTGTGTCATCTTTTGCTTTAACCGTACTTGGAATTAAATCTACTGTATCACCTAACTTGTCAATTACGTTAGCAGCAGTAACCGCAGCAGTTCCTGTTACATCTAATACATCAGCATCAGAAGCAAACAAGGTGGTAAAACCATCAAACTGTCCATTAGCAGAGTCAACACCTGCCCAAATGTTTGTTTCGATTCTTTGAGCGACTTTTTCAGCAACGTGACCAAGTAAGAAATCTGAAAACTTAGGAGGCATATTTTTGTATGCTGATAATCCCATTTGACCTGCTTCCCAATCAGAAATAAAGTCCTTCTTACACAATTGTAAGTTTACTTGAAATTCTTCGGGTTGGAGGATTCTTTCTGTTAAAGTAACAGTAGATGTTGGGTCGAAGTCACAAGAAGCATCTTTTAAGATGTCATCCGTTTCGCCTTTCTTAATAACGTGCTTGAAGGCAATGTTTGGTTTTACAGTAATACCTCCTTGTGCGAGAGTATTACCTGATAGCAAGGCGGCAGAGATATAATCCCCTGCAAATTCACCTGCGTAAGTAGTAGTTAAACTATTAGTAGTAGCCATTTTTATCTATTTTTTATTATCCTGTAATTGTTATTGCACCGCTTGATAGTGCATTTCCGAAAATGAAATAAGAAGTTCCATCCGACCATAACTCAACGAAATCGCCAATGTTTGAACTTCCGTGTACGAAGTTGATGTTGTCACCTGCATCCGCATCAACTACTGCACCTGCAACGATGATTGAACCTTCAATCTTATCATTACCTGCGGTTGGAGTAGCTAAGACTGTGTCTGCGGTGTCCATTGCACCACTTGTTACAAAGCGTAATCTTAAACCTTCTTTTGGTTCGGGTAGAGTAATTGTTCCTCCACTTCCGCTTAATTTAAATACTTTTCCGCTATCCGCAGAAGTTAGTGTAGTGTCGTAAGTCCCCGCTTCGTATTTATCGAAGATTCTCGTTACGTCATTTGAAATTGTAGTAGTAGTAGCCATTTTATTTGTTTATTTTACTAAAAATTCTTTCTAACATTGATTCTTCTCTTTGTTGAGAGAATAAGTTTAATTTTAATTCGGGTTTATCTTCGGGAGTATGAACAATAGGTTCTGCCGATAATTTTTCCGCTTCTAATTCAGAAGGAACTTCCATTTCTTCTTCTTTAGATTCCATTGATTTGCTTACCATTGCTTTCAATGAAGCAACTTCTGCTTTCAATTTATTAAAGTCCTCCATAGATACTTGTTCCATAGCTTCGACCTCTTCTTTAGTTTCCGTTTCTTCTTTTGCTTCTTCTTTCACTTCCTCTTGAAGTTCTTCCGAAACAACTTCCAAATCTTCCACCTCTTGTTCTTTTAGTTCTACCTCATCCGAAGCAGATAAAAGAATCTCTCTGAATTTTTGTACTATTTCAAGTGGTTTCATTTATTTATTTTATATTAATATTACTGATTACTTAACATTTGTTGTATTTTACACTTTACCTATACCTTGTGCATACAATGCACCATTACAACACTTCTTATCGTACTTCTTGCCATCTTTACAAAGACATCCTCTCCTACCTCCTTTTGGAGAACTATAACTTGGTGTTACAAACTTCTTTTTCATTTCTTTGCTTTAGGGTGTTTAGTTGGAAGTAAATCATAATCTGTGGTGTATTTTGCGTTTTGTGGTCTACCATTCTTTACTAAGTATAAGAACGCATTAACTCTTGCAAATGCCCATTGAGATGCAGACTTTACTCTTGGTGAACTACTTGTGTTAAATGCACCTAATCCCCTTTGGAATACAGAAGCTAACATCCCTGTTGTTACACCATAACCTAACTTAGACTTATTTCTGTCGTTAAATTCTTTAGTCTTATTTTCAAGAGTCTTTCTATCTTTAGCAGATACCTTTACTCCTGTCTTGCCTGTGGCTTTGCCCTTAGCAGTTCCTTCTCCTTTTGGGGATGGATTAGGTGTGTCTGATTTAGGTGCTTTAGGTGACTTTACAATAGCACCTCTCTTGCCTACTTTAGCTAATTCAGAATGAGTCTTACAAGGCATATACCAAGTCTTACCACCTACATCGTGTGTATGTATTCCCTCGCATCCTTTTGA